TCATTTCACGACCTCAGTTTCCGCGGTATCGGCGGGCGCTTTCTCCTCGATTGCAGCCGGCAACTCATATGCGACGTGCAGGAAAATCTTGAGGAACTCGACTAGCTGGCTGGCCTCTTCCTGTTCTCCCTTCAGTTCATGCGTGGCGTCATTCCCGTCTCGACGGAGCTTGTTCGCCCAATTCTTCAGCCCTACGGTGATCACGTTGTTTTGGGCAAGCTCGTTGATCCGGTCGAAGAGGTTATTGCTTGTGCCGCCGAGATGTTTTGTGGCTACGTCCAGGACCGACCGACAGCCGGCGATGATCAACCCCGGATGCATGTTTGCAGCGAGCATCTTCTGAAGATCAACGAAGGGCCTCTGAATTTCCGGAGGCCATGTTGCGTGCGCGATCGGCTGCCGGCTCTCGGGATACGTTCGCGGCACCAGGAGACTGTCACCAGCCAAAATGCGAGCACCCTGTGCGACATGCGGGTTGTTCCTTGCCGCGATCTCAGCCTGCTGAGCTTGCTGCAGCAGATGCCGGGTAGTTCGGAAAACGATCAGGAGAGGCTCTCCACAATGGGGGCACCGTGACATGCCGCACCCCTCAATCCCGTCAAGCGCCCCTTGTGGCATCTGGGTATTTTTTGGCACGGTCCGCCATTTCGCTGGGTCATTCGGGTCCGGCTCGCGCTTAACGAGTTCTCCCACCTGTGAAACGGCAAAATCTACATAATTTCCGCATTTTGGATCAGGGCAATAATGCTTAATCTGAAATAGCATTCGACGGTCTCCACAATGTCCGCGAGACCATAAGCCGCTTAGAGGTGCCCGTCACGATCGTTCGCGCTTCGCAAGCGGCTCGCTTGACGAAGAAGTCGCCGGCACCTCACCGATAGCCGCCCGATGCGCATACCGCTTCCGTGTCGCCGCCAGCGCCCGCTTCTCGGTCCGCTTCGCATACCCCTCATAGGCTTTCGACTTGTGTCCTGACAGGGCGCGGCCCTGGCCGTCGGTCAGCTCGGCTTCCTCGAGCTCGGTCATCCCGCCATGCCGGCAGGCATCGAGCGTGAAGGTGTCGGGCAGACCGAGCTGCTCGCGCAGCTTGCGGACGTGGCGGGCCATGGTATGGATATCCCATGGGGTCGCGACGTGCTTCTCGGTGCGGCCGGGCTTCATGATCAGGCCGGTGCCGAGCTTGGGCAGCTTGGCCAGCACCTGCTCGGCCTCCTCGTAGAACAGCACCTGGTCGCCCTCGACGACCTCCTCAAGCGGGTGCAGCACCATCTCGCCGGTCTTGTGGTGCTCGATGCGGATCTGGTTGGGGTGGTCCTTGCCCCGGTAGCCGGTCCACGTGACATAGCCCGCCAGCACGTTCTCGGGCCGCTGCAGCCATTCGAAGCAGATCACGGCGGCCGCGGCCGGCTGCACCTGGCCGAGGCCTATGGCGCCCCAGGCGAAGGCGTACACGTCCTCCCGCGAGACCGCAGGCTTGGTGGCGTGCTTCCGCTTCTCCATGGCGACGCCGTCCCATGGGTTCCACGCCGGGCCGTCGATGAACATTGCCGGATGCAGCCGCTGCACGGCGCGCCAGGCGTGCCGGCACAGCACCACGACCTTTTCGGCCGAGCGAGGCCGCTCCGACTTGCCCTTGCGGACCGGCGTGGTGCGGATCTTCTCGTAGAGCTTGTCGGCGACCACGGGCGTGATCGAGGTGACCATGCGGTCGCCGACCCGGATCCCGGACTGTCCGACGAGATCGGCGAGCAGGTCCATGGTGATTTCGTAGTCCGGCGCGGTGCGCTTCGAGACCCGGTTCTTCCAGTCGGTCGAGGTCTTGTAGGTCCTGAACAGCCAGTCGACCGTGCCGGCGCGGATCTCGACCTTTGGCTTCGGCGGCTCGCCGAGCCGCATCCGATCCCAGTCATCGAACAACCCGTTCAGGACAGCCGCGCGGCCGCCGGCGCCGTCCTTGCCGCAGGCGGTCTCGTAATCGTCGCCGAGCGCCGTCTCGTGCTCTTTGTGCAGGGTGCAGCCCTGGCGGCGGTAATGGGTCGGCAGCGTCCAGTAGTAGCGGGTGCGGCCCTTGACCTGCTTGGTCAGCACGAAACGCGGCAGCGGCCGGGACACGGTCAGAAATCCGCCTCGACGTCCGCCGCGGTTTCGCGGCCTGATGAATGGGGGTGCGCCCGGGCGATCGCCCGGTCCAGCTCCGCCGTCAGCCATATCTGGCGTCGTCCCTTCTTGATCGCAGGAGGCGGATAAGTTCCCGCCTTCACTTCGCGCAAGAAAGCCTCAATTGAGACTTCACCGCAATAGCCGGCAGCCATCGCTGCCGGTTGCCGCGGTGGATATACGCCGGGCAAGAGAGTCGCAGGGCGATGGCTCATCGGCGGACCCGCTTGATCAGTTGTAGTCGGTCCCCGATAATTTCCGCGCGGCCGCTGGCGGTCAGACGGTCGGCCATCTCGCTCGTGATCCTCCTCGCGCCGAACCGCCAGCCGCCGTGCGGATGCCGCTCGAAAGGGCCGTATTCGAGCAGCGCAAGCGCAATGTAGTGATTGCGTTGAAGGCGCTTCATCAGGGAGAGGCCGCTCTTAAAGGCTCGGCCCGGCAAGCTGATGCGCCAGCGCGCGCGCATCAGCCGCATGTGCTTTGATCTGCGAGCGGGTGAAGCCGAGACGCTCCAGATCGTCTTCAGTAATGCCGCCCTCGCGGTAGGAAGCAGCGCGCATATCATCGGCCATCCGCTTGACCGTCTCGCTCGGAGACAGCGGCGCGCGCGGCTTTACCAGGGCGGTATCAATGTATTCAGGGACTTTTGCTCGAGCTGCAGCCGGGCGGCTGATGGCGGGAAGGCGATTGCAGGAAGGACGTCGCATAGGGGTTCCCCGTTCGTTTCACGGGAAACAAAATCTCACCAAATTGGTGTCGCGTCAATTGATCAATCACCAAAACGGTGATGACGTCTGAAATGGTGTTATGATCTTCTTTGTCGCCGCATACGTCGGTGATCAATTACCCCAAATCGTTGATGACGCGGCCAACGCGGCCGATGATGAGCGTCTCGCTCGACATCTGAATAGTCTCATGATCGGGATTCGTAGAGAACGGCTGTAGCCGCGGCGGATTGCCGTGACGGTATCTCTTGAAGGTGGCGTCACCCTCCGGCGTACCGAAAACGTAGAATTTGTCGGTGAGCAGGCGATGGTCGGACAAATTGACGCAGATGTACGATCCATCGGGGGCGACTCGATCCATCGAGTCGCCTTGCACTTCAAGGACGATCCAATCGCCCTTCGGCAAATCCGCGAGATAAACGTACTTACGCACGTCCGACTTTCGAACACCCTCCTGGCTTGCGAGGCGTCCAGCGCTGACCCACGATAGAAGTGGTGCTCGGAACGTCTTCAGGCCGGGGAATACCAGCCGCTCGGGTGACGTGCGCAGGGCCGGAGCCAATCGCTCGGCCCAGAGTGCCGTCATCTCCCGCTCGCCGTGAATCAGCCGATTGATCTGCTGGGGGCTCGTACCGGCGGCCTTAGCAAGCTCTGCCTGCGTTACATCCGGCCGCTTTGTAAGGGCGTCAGCCAATCCGTTTGGGTATTTCTCCTTCATGGCCGGCAATGGGCACCAAATTGGTGTTACTTCATAGCACCAATTTGGTGAGTTGCGCTTGCGAATCATCACCATATTGGTGACGTAGTGACGTCATGCGCTTTGACCCATGGATGATCGCCAACAGAGAGAGCAACGCCGGCTTCGGAAAGCGGGCTGGCTGGAGCGGCGAAACTGTACGCCGCTACCGAGCCGGCGAGCGCGAGCCCGACAAGAAGGCGATGGCAACGATCTTCGAGCTGACGGGTGGCGATGTGACGCCGAACGACTGGGTTGGCGTCGGTCCTCGCACCGAAACCGCTGGGCCAACCGGGCGCCTGGCTGACAGGGGGATCGAGCCGTGACCGGCGATATCGATGTAGAGGACCTGCGTTTCCTAGTGTTCATGGCCTGCATCCTGCTGGTTGGGGTGTTCGCTGCGGTCGGCGCCGCGATGCAGCCTTTCCTCGAGCGTCGCCGCGACGCCGGCGCCGGCTTCCGTTGGATGCGCCGATGACCAAGAAACCCGCCGCAGAAACCCGCGCGACGACGATCGCCAAAGACCAGCTGAAATCGATCATCGAGCGCGTCGAGCGTCTGATCGAGGAAAAAAAGACGATCGCCGACGACATCAGCGACGTCTACGCCGAGGCCAAGGGCAACGGCTTCGACGTCAAGGCGCTGCGCGCGATCATCAAGATGCGCCAACAGGACCCGATCGAGCGCGAGGCGCATGAGACGATCCTCGATACCTACATGCAGGCGCTGGGGATGCTGTAATGCACGGCTCTTTCGCCAGCGTCCGGCCAAGCGAATCCATCTCGATCGAGCGGCTGCTCGACTCCGGGCTGACGCCCTGGCGGCGGATCATCCTCTCGGCGCGCGATAACATCTGGTCGCTGGTCGACGCCTGCGATTACGACTGGCTGTCGAGAAATACCTGGAATGTGTCTTGGGGGTCGCGCACGCCCTGGCAGCTCTACGCAAAGCGCAACGTCGGGCCGGATCGGGCGACCTTGCGTCAACATCGCGAGATCAAGATCGTCCGCGATCCGCGCTCCGAGCGGTTCATGCGGACGCATCACGTCGACCACGGCAACGGGCAAACGCTCGATAACCGCGACGACAATCTCTCCTGGTGCACCCACAAGCAGAACATGAAGAACCGCCGGCCGCGCGCGGCGATCCCTTCGCTCGAGCAGATCGTCCTCGAGCTGATGCGCGTTCACGACATCCCGTTTCCGCAGGAGGTTCCGTTTTGACCGACGTTCCCGCATCCGATGGCATGGGGCTGACCGCCCGTATGGTCGACGCGTTGAAAGCGATCACTGAATTTGTCGGTCGCCATGGTTCGATGCCGACGCGCCGCGCGCTGGCCGACGTGATGGGCTGTAATCCGAACAACGCCAACCGCCTGATGGATAGCCTGGTCGAGCGGGGCGAACTGTCGGCCGTGACGCGGCGCGGCTGGGTCGCGGTCGCGGGTTTCGGCCGCGACGGCGTCCTGATCTCGGTCCGGCCGCATATCGCGGCGCGGCTCGCGGCCTACTGCGCGGCGAATGGCGAGAAGGTGACGGCCGTCGCAGATGACGCGATCCAGCTGCATCTCGACCAGCTCGAGGGCGACGTCGCTACTGTCGTGCCGTGCGGCGACGGCGTCGCCATTGTCGTCGACGACGAGGAGGGCGCCGCGTCGTGACCGAGCTCGTTCGATATGAGGCGGCGCGCAAGGCGCTGGCCGAGGCCGTCGCAGTCGACGAGGTCCAGGAGATCCGCAGCCAGGCCGAGGCAATGCGACACTATGCGCGCCAGGCGAAGGATCGCGACCTCGAGATCCAGGCGGCGCAACTGCGTTTCCGTGCCGAGCGGCGCCTCGGCGAGATGATTGTCGCGCAAAAGGAAACGGTCGGACTCAATACCGGATCGCGCGGCCAGCTGCGCGGACGGAACGTTTCTGGCAGTTCGGTTTCGGAACAGCCAGAAGATGACCGGCCGACCCTTGCCGAGGCGGGGATCGACCGCAAACTGTCGTCCAAGGCTCAGCGCCTGGCTGCGATGCCGGCGGCCGAATTCGAGGCGGCGCTCGACCGTCACCAGGAAGAGATGCGCGCCGGCGTTGCCCGTGTCGCCATGGACCTGGCAAAGGTCGGCGCCGAGGAAAAGGGTAGGGAGCATCGCCGCAACGTAGCGCAGGCGCTCTCCGACGCCTCGGCCCTGCAGCCGACCGGCCGCAAGTATCCGATCATTTACGCCGATCCGCCGTGGCATCGAAACCAGGGCGTCACCAGCCGGTCATACGAGAACCATTATCCGACGATGCCGTGGTCGGAGATCTGCGATTTGCCGGTGAAGGACATGGTCCTGCCGGACGCTTGGCTGTTTCTCTGGATTCCGCGCGCGCATCTGCTCGCGTGGCATGAGGCCGAGATCGAGGCGACGGATCTTCGGACCGGCGAGGTCATCAAGGTCCGTGCGCAGATGCCGCTCGCCTCGGCGGTGGCGCTGTCATGGGGCTTTGACTCCTACTCGACCGCGTTCGTCTGGACAAAAAACGACGAGGAGCACCCGACCGAGGCCGGCGGCGCCGTGCTGGTCCGCGACCAGGACGAGCTGTTGCTGCTGTTCAAGCGCGGGAAGGGCCTGCCGAAACCGGGGAGCGGCGAAAAGTTCGGCTCCAACCATCGCGAGCGCTCGAGGCCGCTCGGCCATTCGCGCAAGCCAGAGCATTACCGGCGCATGATTGATGTGATGGGCGGCGGCGTGCCGGTGCTCGAGCTGTTCGCCCGCGTCGACGCGCAGAATCCATTACCGACCGGCTGGGATGCGTGGGGCAACCAGGCGACGGCGACAGAGATCAATTCCCAAGCGATCGCGGGCGAGAGCTCGGCGCCTGACGGGGCGCCGGCGGGTATAGAACCGCCGCGCGATCGGACTGCCGATGGTCGGTCATCGGACGAGGCCGCAACGGGTAGCCATAGCGCTGCGGCCTCACAGTTAGCGGACGCCGGAGCTCAGGCCGGCGATCGTTCAGCCCTTTCGGCCGACGTTGCCTCGTCGCCGATCGGGAAAGTCGTTTCGAGCGTCGCCGTTGCCGGCCGCGCCGATACAGCCGAGCCGCCGGCGAACCGACCTGGGCGCGACATTCTCGACGACGGGCTCGATATCCCGGAATTTCTGCGTCGGACGCCGAAACCGGCGCCGGATCTCGTCGTCGCGCAAACCGAAATGGATCTCGCGCGTATCGACCGCGTGCCGGCCGAGGCCGTCGACGATCGTCTGCAAACGCGGTTGCCGCTGACCGAGGACGAGCTCGATATGCAGGCCGCGTTGTTCGCGATCGACGCCGGCGAGCGGATCGACGGCGACATGGTCCGGCATCTGGTCGGCGCAGGGTTCGCGCATTGCACGTCGACCAGGGTCATGGTGACCGATGCCGGCCGCGATTTCCTCGCGCAACTGGTAGCAGCGCCGGCGCAGCTCAATATCGAGGCGCGCGCGTGACCGACAAAGTCGCTCTGTTCCGGCAGATCGCCGCGATCGAGGCCGAGATCAAGGATCGTAGCGCCGGCGCGCGCTCGAGGCTCGATCGGTCGGCGTCGCAGCGCCAGTGCGACGGCCTCGAGGCCGGCGCGAAAACACTGCGCTGGCTATCGCAGAACGCGGCTCGCATCGCTGCGGCGTCGCCGCTTCCGGCCTGCACAATTTCGATGACCAGGCAGCTCACTGCCGTCGAGACCGAGCTCAAGGATCGTCGCAGCGGCGCGCGGGCCAAGCTGAGCTCGTCCGCTGCGATCTACCAACGCGACGGGCTCGGAGCCGCTGCAAACACGCTGCGCTGGCTGCAGCAGCACGAGGCAAGCATCAAGGGGGCATTGCGGCAATGAGACAAGGTGATTGGTTGCAAACCTACAGCGGGCGCAGATTCTGGCCGCTCGACCCGAGGCCGGAGGATGTTGCTATCGAGGACATCGCGCACGCGCTCGCGATGGTCTGTCGCTTTGGCGGGCATTGCCTTCGCTTCTACAGCGTTGCCGAGCATTCGATTTACGTTTCGCAGCACTGCGGCGAGGCCGATGCGCTGGCAGGTCTGCTGCATGACGGCAGCGAGGCCTACCTGCTCGACATGGTGCGACCGGTAAAACGGTTCATGCCGGATTACCGCGCGGCCGAGGAGCGGCTGCAGCGCGTTGTCTATGAAGCGTTTGGCCTCGATCCTGTTACGCCGGCCGCAGTCAAACGCACGGACATGGCGCTGCTTTTGACCGAGCGGGCGCAGGTCATGCGGCCGACCGACGAGATCTGGTCGGTCGACGTTGACGGGCCGCTCGACATACCGCTCGATTGCCATCCGCCCTATACGGCCAAGACGCTGTTTCTCGATCGCTTCCATCAGCTGATGCAGGCACGGCGATGACGCAGCTCGACATCGCCGCGATCGCGGTCGGCGCGTTTGCGCTGTTCATGTTCGGCTATTCGCTCGCTTGGTTGCAGCGCGACGGGATCGCCCGGCGAGTGATTGCGCGCCAGCGGCGTTTCGATGCCGGCGGCTCTGTCTGCGAGGATCTCGAGGCCCGCGTCCGGAGGGCCGCTTGATGGGCTCGACACGGCACAAGTGGGGCGAGAAGGTCCGATTTCCGCTCAAGACCGAACAGCAATGCATCCGCTGCGACATGGTCAAGGTCGGCCGGCGCGAGGGCGGTCCTGCGGGCTATTGGGACGAGTTCTGGCGCGACGAGGAACGCATCCACTGCACGGCGACGCCGCCCTGCGATGCGCGGCGTGAGGCGGTTGCAGTTGCGGCGGCCTAACGCGATCGTGTGCTGCCTGGCTGGCGAAGGGCCGGAGGCGATGACTCTGGCCGAGGTCATCTGCCAGCTGGTCGTCAAGGGCGCGGAGCTCGGCGAGCTCGAGGAATACGAGATCCCGGATCGGGACGCGATCGCCGCCGGCGCAGTCAATCCGCCGCGGCTCAAACGCCGCGGTTTCCGTCGCGAGTGGCTCGAGCGGCTCGGCGTCGCGATCGAGCGCGACGCGATCTCACGGCTATCGGCGCATGACATCGTTTTCCGTCTGCTGCAGCCGCGACCGTGAATTTTCAGTGTTCTGTTGCGTCAGCGTTTTCCCGAATTCTCTTGGTTAGGAAGTTAAGATGACCGCGAAAAGGCGGGCGCGACGCATTGCCTCGGACGAGGCGACGGCATGGGCGCGCAATCTCGAGCTGGGCAATCCTTACGCAAAGAGCGTGCTGCGCGCGCTCGGCGAGTATGTCGACGGCGACGGCCTCTGCTGGGTCGGCATTCCGTCGCTGGCGGGCGATTGCGATCTATCGCAGGACACGGTTCGGCGGCGGCTGGCCTGGCTCGAGGAGATCGGCGCGATCGGCCGGACGCCGCAATGGCTCGATGAGAACGGTCGCCGCAATGGGGATGGTCGTGGCAAGCGCACCACGGATCTGATCCGGCTGCTGGTCGACGCGGATATCGACGCGATCGAGGCGCGGGCCGCCGGGCGCAACGTCGACGAAAATCAAGTAAATTCAAGGTCGATTAGCCCTAGCTGGCAGCAAGGGCTAAATTCCGGCGCCGACGACGCTAGCACTCGGCCAGCCCTCGGCCAGCCCTCGCAGTGCAGCCAGGGCCTAGACTCTTTTGAACCTGAACCTGAAGATCCCCCTAAGTCCCCCTCCGGGGGATTTCCGGATGATCGCGAGACGATCGAGGAAAGCGAACCTGTCGAGTTTGCAGCGGCATTCGAGGCCTATGTCGGCCATGAGGTCATGCGGCGCGACCTGGCGCTCGAGGAGTTCCGCCTCCTGACGCAGGAGGATCGCGTCTGGTGCGGGCATGCTGTGCAGCTCTACATGGCGAAACTGCGCGAGCTCAAGCAGCGCCGGCCGATGAATTTTCATCTTTGGGTGCGGACGCGCGGGTTTCGGGAATTCCCGGCGCCCGGCGCTGTGCCGGCCAAGGCAGCGCCTCCGCAACGGCGGTTCGTGCAAGGCGACGAGCTCAAGGGCTTGGCAGTGGCGATGCAGATCGCCGAGCGGCGCGAGCTGCGCATCATCCGCGATCAGGACCTCGGCGAGGGCGTCTGGACGCAGCTCGGGCCGCAGGCTGACCTGTCGGCGATGGCCGCGTTTGCCGGCGCCGACCGCGAGGCCTGGCAGGTCGTCGACCTCGGGACGCCGCAGTTTGCCGCCTGGCGCGATCGGCTGGCGCTCTGGACCGGCGCCGAGCCGCAGGCCGAGCGGATCTTCCTCGAGCCGTTTGATCCGAACGTTCACGGCATCTCGTCGTCGAATCCGAATTTCCGTTTGAGGAAGTCAAAGCAGGGCTTTCGCGTGCCGGCGCCGTGGCCGCCGCGGCGCGATGGGACGTGGCAAGTCGCAGGGGAGAGCGAATGAACATGCAATACCGCAAGGGGCAGATCGTCGGATATGTCGAGGCCAGCGATCGGCTGGCGGTGCCGGCGGTGCCCGACAGCTGGCACGTTCTGCAGGTCATGCCTGGTCGTGACGCGAAGGTCATCAAGGCTTTCGCCGAGCGCTGCATCAGCGGATGGTCGCCGACCGTTGTTCATTTCGTCCAGCGCGGCAACGGGCAGCAGGCGCGCCGTCCGCATCTTGGGCGCCGGATCGAAAAGGCGTTTCTACCGGGCCTGATCTTTTTGCCTGATTTCGAGCTGGGTCGGCTCGGCGAGATTCGCAGCATTCCCGACGTCGACAATCTCCTCAACTTCGGAGAGCTGCGGTCCTGGCTCAACGCAACCGAAATGCAGCTGCTGCGCGATATCGTCAAGATCGAGAACCTGCTGCCGTCGCGGCGGCGCTGGGCACTTGCGCAGCTGTTCCTGAAATACGGGTTCATTAGCGTTGCGCAGGCCGAGGACGAAACCAAACTGCGGGTTGGTCGGCAGATACGTGTCGCCGATGGCGTGTTCTCCGGCTTGCGTGGACTGATCGAGCGAATTGACTCAAATGGGCGACTCAGTGCCTACGTCGGTGACGGAAAGCACGGCGTCAAGGTAAGCGGTTTGACCGAGGCGCAGATCGAGCTGATCGACTAATTCGCGGTGCGGTGCATTCGCGGCAGCTCGGCTAAAGGTGCGGAGCCTGATTCCAGGCGGACGCGCGCAGCGCGCCTCAACTCTGACCAGATCAAAACGCCGATCGCAGTTGCTGCGGTCGGCGTTTTCACTTGCATAGGTTGTGCGGTAACGCCTCGCGCTATCGCTGCCCTGCTTGGGCGTTTCCTCCCTAGACTAGAGGCCGATCATCGCAAGGTGGTCGGCCTTTCCTTTTGGTGATGCCGCAGCCACCTTGGAAAGCCTGGTACAAGTTAGCCCGCTGGCGAATGCTGCGGCTGCGCATCTTCGTGCGCGATCTCTACACATGCCAGCGCAAGGGCTGCGGCAGGGCCGAGCCGAACACGTCGCTGCTGGTCTGCGATCACGTCATCCCGCATCGTGGCGATGAACGCCTGTTCTGGGATGAGACCAACCTGCAGACGCTCTGCAAGGCTTGTCACGATCGAGACAAGCAGCGCGAGGAGCAGGCGAGCCTGCACTCGCGCGGCGTTTGGGACTGAAGGGGTAGGGGGTGGGCAATTCCTTCGCGGATGCCTCTCCACAGACCGGCCCATCTCACACTGACGGGTTTTTTTCATCATGGCCGAAGTTTTCGACCTGTTCGGCGATCCTGTGCCGGCCAACTGGGGCGGCCGTGGTCGGCCGGAGCATGTCGCCAATCAGCAAAACCGGAATCGCGTCAGCCTGTTAGTCGCGCTCGGTTGGAGCAACGCGCGGATTGCGTCGGCGCTTTTCATCACGCAACCGACGCTGCGGAAGCATTATTTTTCAGAGCTCAAGTTTCGGGACGTTGCACGCGACCGGCTGGTCGCGCAGGTCGGCGTCAAACTGATGGACGGCGTCAACGCCGGAAACGTCTCGGCGATCCGGGAATTCCAGAAGTATCTCGAGCGCAACGACCTGATGATGTACGGCCAGACGCAGCAGCCGGCGAAAGCATCGGCGGCTGAAAAGCCGGCGCCGGCCGAGAAGATCGGCAAGAAAGCCGCCGCGCTCGCCGCCGCGCATCAACCTGACGCCGGCACGCCGCTCGGCGAGCTCATGATGCGACGCCAGCAGGCAGGGACTTCGCACTGATGCTGACCTCGATCGAGGCCGCCGCGCCGACTGATGCCCCGTGGGATCTGTCGCGCGTCGATTGGGCCGATCGCATCCGCGACGGCCGCTCGCTGCTGCCGGATATGCCGCTGTTCGCCGGCGAGGCGGACATGGCGCAGGCGTTCTATGACGAGATCCAGCTGCCTGACGTGCCAGGCAAACCAAAGATGCGGACCGCATCTGGAGCGTGGTTCCGCGAGCTGGTGCGCGCGGCGTTCGGCAGCTGGGACGCAGCCAACCAGGTCCGATATATCCGCGACATTCTCGCGCTTGTGCCGAAAGGATCGTCAAAAACGACCAATTCGGCGGCGCTGCTGATCGTCGCGATGCTGATGAACTATCGGCCTCGAGGTAAAGCGCTTTTTGTCGGTCCGACGCAGGCGATCTCGACGCGCGCCTATGACCAGGCGGTCGGCATGATCGAGGAGTCGCCGGATCTCAAACGGCGCTTTCGCACTCACGATCATGAGATGATGATCGAGGACCTTGTCACCAAGGCCGAGGCGCAGGTCAAGACTTTCGACGTCAACATCCTGACCGGCGCGATGGGTCTGTTCTTCGTGCTGCTCGACGAGATCCATCTGCTCGGATTCAACGCCAAGGGCGCAAAGGTGCTGCGCCAGATCCGCGGCGGTCTCGACAAGACGCCGGAAGGCCTGCTGGTCATGACGACGACGCAGAGCGACGACATTCCGGCCGGGATTTTCAAATCGGAGTTGAAATTTGCGCGCAACGTCCGCGACGGCAATTATCGCGGCAAGGTCATTCGGCCGATGCTCCCGCTGCTGTACGAATTTCCGCCAGACATCGCGACGCTGACGCGCGATGAGCGGAAAAAGGGCGTCGAGCCGCGATGGATGGACCCGGTCAACTGGCCGATGGTGATGCCGAACCTCGGCCGCTCCGGTCCAGCCCTCGCGGAGTTGATCGCCGATTGGGAGGGTGAGCGCGACAAGGGCGAGGAAGCGATCCGGATTTGGGCCTCGCAACATCTCAATATCGAGATCGGCCAGGGCATCAATAACGAAGGTTGGGGCGGCGCGGATCTCTGGGATGCGCAGGTCATACAAGGCCTCGACCTCGACGCGATCCTGACGCGCTGCGAGGTCGTCACGATCGGGATCGACTCCGGCGGCCGTGACGACCTGCTCGGCTTGGCGGTGATCGGCCGCGAGCGCGGTACGCGCCACTGGCTGTCTTGGTCCTATGCATGGGCTGATCCGATCGTCCTGGAACGGCGGAAGGACATCGCAAACCAGCTGCAGGATTTCGTCGAGGAAGGATCGATGACGATCGTCGACATGGCGGACGCCATCGCGGATCTTGCCGCCCTGGTCGCCCGCATCGTCTCGAGCGGACTGCTGCCGCAGAAAAACGGCGTCGGCATCGATCCGAACCAGGCGGCGGCGATTATCGAGGCGTTGACGGCCGTCGGCGTAACCGACGACATGCTGCGGCGCCTGCTGCAGGGTCCGGCACTCGCGCCAGCGGTCTATGGCCTCGATTTCAAGCTCGCCGACGCGACGTTCTGGCACGCCGGGCAAGGCCTCATGTCGTGGGTTGTCGGCAACGCCAAGACAGAGCGTCGAGGTAACGCAGACATGGTGACCAAGCAGGTCGCCGGCTCGGCCAAGATCGACCCGTTTATCGCGTTGCTCGAGGCCGCGATCCTGATGAGCTGGAATCCAACGGCCGGTTTGCTGGTGACCGGCGCTGATATCCTGACGGTGATCTGATGGGAGTTTTGAGGAGCGGGCTGGGCTCGGCGTTCCGCGCGGTCGCCAATGCGTTCGATCCTGGCGCGCCGCGCGATATGAAAGATCCGCAGTATTGGGCGGATTTTGGCGGTCGCTTGTCGCTCGCCGGCGTCGACGTCACGGACAGCAATGTCAGCCAGCTCGGCGCCGTCCAGGCCGTGCGTCACGGCCTTTCGTCGGCCATGAAGTCGCTGCCGGCCTCGGTCTACCGGCGCGGCGCAAACGGCGCGCGCGAGGGGCTGCCGGATCATCCTGTCACCAGGTTGTTTGCGGCCAACCCGAACGCTCGCCAGACGCCGGCGGAGCTCGTCGGCGAGCTCGCCTGGAACGTGTCGTACTACCGGAATTCCTATTGCGCGATCCTGCCGCCGGGCGATCCTCGCGCATCGGAATATTACGCTGTCGGCGGCCTCGAATGGCTGCATCCGCGGCGCCTGGCGATGGTCGAGCGCGGCATCGACGGGCGCTTGTACTACACGTTCAATCCGCCGGCGACGATCGTCCAGGGCGCGCAGCTCAAACAGACGACCTATCGCGACGATGAGCTCTGGCATATCCGGTCGAATCCGTTGCGCGAGGACGGATTGCTCGGCGAGCCAATTTTCCATAGCGCGCGCCACGTTTTTGCGCGCGCAATCGCGGTGCACGACTACGGGGATCTTTGGTTCAAGAACAACGGCCAGTCCGGCGGCACGCTCGAGCATCCCGGCGTGTTCAAGGACAAGGAAGATCGAAACGAGTTTCTCGAGAACTGGCGGGCCGCCGGGACCGGGATGAACCGACACAAGGATCGGCTTTTGACGCATGGCGTCAAATATAACCCGATCAAGGTGACGAATTCCGAGGCGCAGCTGCTCGAGACCGAGGACGCCGCCGACACTGCGGTATTTGGCCTTTGGAGCTATCCGTTGCATCGTGCGTCGCGGCTCAAGCGCGCGACAAACAACAACGTCGAGCAGCAGTCGCTTGATTTCGTTGTGGGGTGCGTGGCGCCGCTCGCGATCGAGATCGAGCAGGGAGTCGAGCGAGATCTGCTGCTCGATAATGAAAACGGCGATCTGTTTTTCGAGTTCAACTTTTTCGGCCTGCTGCGCGGCGACCTGCTGAATCGTTATCGAGCCTATCTGATCGGCCGCCAGGGCGAATGGCTGTCGGCAAACGACATCCTCCGGTTTGAGAACATGTCGCCGCGGACAGATCCCGGCGGCAACGACTACAAAAACCCGCTGACAAAGGACTCCGCCGGCGGCGGCTCGAGCTCTCCAAACGAGGACGGCAACAATGATTAAGATCGAAACCGCGACGCCGGATCTGCGCCAGGTCCTGACGCAGATCTCGTCAATCGACGCCCTGGTCGCGCTCGAGGTGTCGGCGCTCGCCGATTGCCTGGCGCGCGCCGAGCAGCGCCAGGCGCTCGTCGCAGCCGCGGCGGCGCAGGCCCCGAGCTCGGCGAGCAAGATCGCGCTGGTCTCGGTCGCCGGCGGACTGACGCCGCGCGGCAGCTGGTTCGGCTCGAGCCTGTCCGGCATTGCCGCGCAGGTCACGCGCGCGGCCGATGACCAGGACGTCGCCGGCATCGTCCTCGACGTCGACAGTCCCGGCGGAACGGTCTCTGCGACCGTCGAGGCCGCGAATGCGGTCGCTTACGCAGCGGCAAAGAAACCCGTCGTCGCGGTCGCGAATACGCTCGCGGCTTCGGCCGCCTATTGGATCGCTTCGCAGGCCGGCGAGCTGGTGATGACGCCGTCCGCCGACGTCGGCTCGATTGGCGCGATGATTATGCACCAGGATATTTCCGGCTGGCTCGACCAGATCGGCATCAAGATGACGATTGTCCGCTCGGAACAGTCGCCGCTGAAAAACGAGGCGCATCCGTTCGCGCCATTGTCGGACGAGGCCAAAGCCTATCTGCAGGGCCGCGCGAACGAGGCGGGCGCTGATTTCATCAAGGCGGTCGCGAGCGGCCGGCGCGTGACGCAGACCAAGGTCCGCGAAGAGTTCGGTCAGGGCCGTATGGTCGGCGCGCGCGAGGCGGTTGCGCGTGGCATGGCTGACCGGATCGCAACGCTCGACCAGATCATCAGCGGCATGCTGCAGCAGCGCTCGCCGCGGTCGAACTCGCGCCGGCGATCGGCGCTGGTATTCGATTAGCTGGGTAGCTTCTCGCATAGCTGTTCTGGTCGCCATGATCGGACTTGGGGCACTCGTCGTTTACGAGTTGTACCCCATTTGCTTTAAGCCTGCGGAAACTGAGACTTAACCGATATTCTGGTATGATTGCTCACCGATTCTTATCGGCGAAACGGAAATGGCGAAGTCCTCAAAACTCGTAGCCGTGAAACGCGGTAAGGTTCTCTTGGTGCGCCGCAGGAGTGACCGGCTTTGGATGTTTCCTGGCGGTCGCAAGCGGTCACGCGAGACTGAGAAGGACTGCCTGCGAAGGGAGATCAAAGAGGAGCTCCCCAACCTCAAGCTCGGGCGCGTCCGGCTCTGGAAGGAAGTAAAATCGAAGAACCGCCGCTCAGGCAGAAAGATGAGCGACGCGATCTTTGTCACCAGAAAAGCATCAGGTCGCCTGACCATTGGCGACAAGAACGAGATCGACAGAGCCATCTGGCGTAAGCCGCGCGGCATTCGACTTACGCCCACGTCCCGGTATGTCAGGGACCAGCTTTTTCCGAAAAAGTAAGGCCGCCTCAGTTGGCGGAGACCTCATCTTCGGTTCATGTCGCCTGTTGGCCCAAGGCCGACGATTTGACCTAAAGTTCGCGACGTCAGCTCATTGATGAAGAGCGGACACGCGTGTCCGGTCAGCTCGCCCTAAGGCGGCCGCTCACCCATTGCCGGCCAACTATCCGGCCGCCTCCCGTTTCATTTCCCGAGTTGCTCGACCCGCGCCGTCGCCTGGACAGCGGGAACGCGGGCTCTTTCTCCGTCCAGGCAAACCACACAACCAACCAGGAGTCACTGATCCATGCGAGTGGACATCAAGCAGCTGCGCCAGGCCCGCGCCAACAAGGCAAAGGACGGCAAAACCGCGCTCGAGCAGCTCAATGCGCTGCAGGGCAAAGCTACCCTGACCGAGGCCGAGACCGCGCAGGTCGGCGAGCTCGAGACCAAGGTCGACGCGCTCGAGGCCGAGGTCGCCGAGCTCGACAAGCAGATCGCCGCCGAGGAAAAGAAGCTGCGCCGGACGGCGCTGTTCGGCTCCTCGACCGCGCTCGGCGGCCCGGCGCTGGCGACCGTCGTGAACGATATCAATCCGGAGCGGACCGGCGGTTTCCGCAGCGTCGCGGAATTCGCGGTTTCGGTCCGCAACGCCATGACGGGCGGCGGTCTCGATCCGCGTCTCGGCGCGGCGCCGACCAATTTCCAGCAGAACCAGGGCGGCAACGGCGAGGGCTTCCTGGTGCCGACCGAGTATCGCGAACAGATCTGGGCGCTCGTTTTCGACGACCAGAACCTGCTCGGTTTCTGCAATCCGGAGCCGACGCAGGGCAACTCGATCGCGATCGCAAAGGACGAGACCACGCCATGGGGCGCGTCCGGCGTCCAGGCGGCCTGGCGCTCCGAGGGCACGCAGCTGATCGCGACCAAGGCGGCGATGACCGGCGAGATCATCCAGCTGCATGAGCTCTACGCCTTCGTGCTGGCCTCGCAGGAGGTCCTCGACGATGCGCCGCGGCTGCAGAACCGCATCTTCAACCAGGCCGCAAACGCGATCCGCTGGAAGGCGTTTGAGGCGGTCATGACCGGCGACGGCAAAGGCAAGCCGCTCGGCTTCATGAACGCGCCGTCTCTGGTGACGGTCTCGAAGGAGGCGGGTCAGGCGGCCGACACAATCAACGTCGCGAACGTCCTCAAGATGTACTCGCGGCTGCTGCGGATGGGTGGCCGGCCGATGTGGCTCGGCAATTCCGACATCCTGCCGCAGCTCGGCCAGCTGACGATCGGCAACGTGCCGGCCTGGTTGCCGTTGAACCAGCCTCTCGCCGGCGCGCCGGACGGCGGCGTTTTCCTCGGCCGTCCGCTGATCTTCAACGAGCACAGTGCCACGCTCGGCGACCTCGGCGATCTGACCTGCGTCGACCTCTCGGGCTATGCGCTCGCGACCAAGGCCGGCGGCGGCATCGATTTCGCCGCCTCGATCCATCTGTTTTTTGACTACAACCTGGCGGCCTTCCGCTGGATCTTCCGGATGGGTGGTCAGCCTTACCTGTCGGCGCCGGTCCAGCCGGCCAAGGGCAATAACACCAAGTCGCATTTCGTCGCGCTCGAGGCGCGCTGATTGAGCTCCGCGAGCTCGTCAGCCAATGACGGCGCGCCGGCCTGACCTGGCCGGCGCGAGTAACGCCCGCGTTCCTGTTTCCCGAAACCATGAGGAGTGCAAATGCACACCAATCTCAAACCGTCGCAGCGCGTCAGCGTTGTCGACTCGATCAACCCGCAATCGTCCGCGGCTGCGCTGACCACAGGCTGGATCGATGCCGGCAAGTTCCACAACTATATGGCCGTCATCTCGCTCGGCGCGCTTGGCGCCGCGGCGACCGTCGACGCCAAGATCCAGCAGGCGACCTCAGCCGCCGGCGCCGGTGCAAAGGACATCGCCGGCAAGGCGATCACTCAGCGCACCAAGGCCGGCGCGGACGATAACAAACAGGTCCTGATCAACCTCAAGCAGGAAGATCTCGACATCAATAACGGCTTCGGATTCTTCCAGGTGTCAGTGACGCCTGCGGTCGCCGCGAGCCTGGTCGGCTGCTCCGTGCTCGGTTTCGATCCGCGGTACGGGTTCGCAACCGACAACGATGCGGCGTCAGTCGCCGAGTTCGTCGGCTGATCCAGCTGGCGCCTCGGCCGCACCAGGCCGAGGCGCTTCCTTCCTTTTCCGGGCAGGGCTTCCCGACATGCTCCGCATCTCTCAGCGTCCGGTGGGCTATCCCGTCACACTCGACGAGGCCAAGGCGCAGCTGCGCGTCTCGAGCACGAAAAACGACGCTCTGATTTCCGGCCTGATCGGCGCGGCAACGGCGCATTGTGAGGCCCTGGTCCAGCGCGCATTCGTGCCGCGGACGTTTCAATGGGTGCTGCCGTGCTGGCGGCCTGTGATCGAGATCCCGATCGCGCCGGTCGTCCATGATGCGATCCATTCGATCAGGTATGTCGATTGGGCGACCGAGACGCAGCAGACACTCGATCCCTCGAGCTATGTCGTGCAAACGGCGGGCGATAGCGTCCGCATCTTTCCGAAATTCGGCCTGTCCTGGCCGCTCGCGTACTCGCATGCGCCGGAGCCGATCGTCATCGAGTTCGACGCTGGTTACGAGGATCTCGAGGATCTGCCGGCGGTCGTCAAAACCTGCATCATGCTGCAGATCCGGCATCTCTACAGCATCGGCGAGACAAATCCCGCGCTGGTGCGCGATCTCGTCATCGGCGTCAGCGACAAGGCCTGGCAGCTGTCGCCAGACGTCAAAACGCTGATCCCCGATGCGGTCACGCTGCTCATGCTGTCGGAGGTCTGGTGATGACCGATCGCGTGCTCAAGGCGCCGCGCAACGCGCGGACGCTGCTGTTCTGGCCGGCCAAGGCGCCGGAGGAGGTCGTCGAGCGCGGTTTGGATTGGGCCGACGTCCTGGTCTGGCCTTGGCCCAGCGCCGAGGGTGTGACGCCTGCAGACGGGATCAAGACCTCGAGCTTCGTGCTGCCGCAGGGCATTGTCGCCAGCGCCTCGAGCAATACGGCGACCGTCGCGATGGTGACGCTGACCGGCGGCGAGCTCGGCCGCGTCTACAGCATTGCAAACCGGATCGAGACCGCGAAGGGGCAGCAGCTCGAGCGCGTCGTCAAGCTGCGCATTCGCGCGAAATGAGCGCGCGATGGACCGCGTCACGGCGCTGGTCGCGATCGCGCATCTGAAATTACGGCTCGAGCTCCTCGAGCGGCATCCGCAGATCCTGGAGGGAATCGACATGATCGCTATCAAACGGCCGATCGAGCTCGCCGGCATGCGGGCGCGCCTGGCGCGGGCGCAACGGCAGGAGGCCGACCTCGCTGTCACAGGCCAGCGCTATGACGCGGTACAGGACGCGATCGACGAGCAGCATGCGGCGCTGAAAAGTCATGTCGGCTCGCTCGAGGACAACAAAGCGCAGCTCGACCAGATCCTCGGCAGGATGGTCGCGGGGGACAATGGCGGCCCAAACGATGGCGACGCCGGCTCGAGCGGCTCCGAGGTCGGCCAGGTCATCACCAGCAAGGTTGACGGCCAGTGACGCCGGACGAGTCCCTCGACCAGCATATCCGCGCGCTCGAGGAGAGCGGCGAGACCGTCCTGGTCCGGCGCTACGCCGGCGTCGGGCCGGCGCGCGCGGTCGCGAAAGAGGCTGCCGTCCTGGCGAAGGTCAAGGGCTATCAGCCGGCCGAGCTTGTCGGCGAGATCCGCCAGGGCGATCGACACGTTATCCTGTTGAATGATCCCTCGGCGGCCGTCCCGGCCGGCAAGGTTGCCTTGTCCACCATGCTGCCGCTGACCGATCGCGATTTTCTGGTGATCGCCGGTGCCGAGGTCAGCATCAAGGGGGTCGACGACGCGACCAGGCGGATTCAGGGACAGGTCGTCGCCTTCGAGCTGCAGGTCCGCGGCTGATGGGCAAAGTGTTCGATGGGGCGGACTATGAGCGGCGCGTCGACGCCGCTCGCAATAGCATCTCTGTCGGCGAGGAAGCCAAATTCGTCATCACTGGCGACCTGGCCGGCTTGAACGCAAAAAAAGCGTTCCAGGATGCGAAAGAGCTCGCCTTGCGCAAGGCCCGCAAAAAGATGCTCGACCGTATCCGGCAGGAGGAGGCGGACCACGCCTTGAACGATCTCATTCCGACCGAGGTCGAGGAGGTCCTCAACGGCCCGCATGATGAGATCGTCTCGGTCGACGGCTGATGCGGATCATCTTTCACTATCAAGCGATGCAGGACGTCGTCGATTTCGCGCTCGAGACGCTGCGGCAGCGGTCGCCGGTCGGCTCGATCGGAGATCCGCATCCGGGTCTCTATCGGGACAATCACACGGTTTTTCTAAACGGTCACGTCGTCAACGACGTTTCGGCATTCCGGCGCGGCGACCAGATCAATATCTCCAACCCGGTCCCTTACGCGCGCAAGATCGAGATCGGCCGGATGAAAATGAAGGTCGAGCCGAAGGTCTACCAAGAAACTGCGCTGCTCGTCGCTGCGCGGTTCGGCAATCGCGCCGCGGTGAAATTTACGTTCATGCCGGTCCGGTTCGGTGACGTCGCGGCCTATGCCGCCTTCTCGCAGCAGATCAAGGCCGGCCGGCGCCACATGTCGGACAAGGCGCGCCAGGACTGGCTCGTCCGGCAGCCGGCCCTCGAGATCCGGGCACGCTAGAGGTTATTCCATGGCTGATTATGCCGGCGCCGTCGCCGCGATGCGGGCGCGCTATGTAGACGGCTTGACGGCGGCGCCGAGCTCGTTCCAGAATGAGGATCCGCCGCAAACACCCTGGCCGCCGCAGGGCACGCCCTGGTGCTATTTCGAGGTCGTCGAGACCCTGCGGCGCAAGCGCGGCGTCGGCACGCCAGGCAACCAGACCTGGCTAATCACGGGCAACATCTTCGTGCATGTATTCGTGCCTAAGGGCTACGGGTTCGCCGCGCATCTCGCGCTCGCCGGCCAGGCCGGTGACCTCTTCAAGGATGCGACGTTCTACAACGCCGAGCCCGGCGCCTGCGTGCGCTGCTGGGGCGAGAACGGCGAGGGGCCGACCGTCCAGGGCGGCGACAGCGCCTCCGACGACGGCAACTGGTTCGGCCTGGTCGTCGTGATTCCTTTCCAGTTCTTTTTCATCGGCTGATCCAAACGGGAGACTGATCGCATGGTCTATCAAAGCAATTCCGCCGGCCGCGTCGCCTACAAGGCGCAGGCTGGCCTCGGCCAGATCGCCGCGGGCGGCGCCGGCGCTACTGTGCTGCCGATCTCCGGCGGTCCAGGTGCCAAGCTATCGAAAGCTGCCACGGAATCGCAGACGATCCGCAACGACGGCATGTCGATCCGCGGCCGTCACGGCACGCAGAAAACCTCGTCGAGCTACAACGCTGAAATGTGGCTCGGCTCGCATGACGCGATCCTCGAGGCGATCATGCGCGGCACTTGGGATGCGGCGCCCCTTAGCAAGACGCAGGCCGATTTCACGTCATTGACGACGGCCGCGGACGGCATCGTTTTCGCCAACGGCTCGCCGATCGACATGGGCTTTAAGGTCGGCGATATCATCCGCGCCACCAATCTGCCGGACGCCGGCAACAATGCTCGCAATCTGCGGATCTCCGCGCTCTCCGCGAACAAGATCACGGTGCCGGAGACGCTGATCGCCAATGCAGCGCCGGATACGAATTGCACGATCACGCGGCCAGGCAAGCGCCTGGTCAACCCGGCCGCGCTGGTCCGGCGCTATTTCGGGATCGAGGAATTCGAGAGCGACATCGGCAAGGCGACCGTCCTCGACGATTTCGTCTGGGGCACGGGCAAATTCTCGATGGCACCGAACGGGATCATCACGTTCGATCCCGGCGGCATCGGGACCGGCAAGATCCGGCCATTGGAGGCCGCATACTTCACCAACCCGTCGGAGACGGCCGGGACGCCGTTCGCCGTCGTCGACGCGACGATCCGGCTCGGCGGCGTCGACCTGGTCGAGCTGACCTCGTTCGATCTGTCGCTGGATATCCAGCCGAGCGCGCCGGATGCGTTCGGCTCCGGCAACATCAAGTATGCGCCGGACGTGTTCACGGGGCCGCTGCGGGTTTCGCTCAACCTGACCATGCTGCGCAAGGATCTGCAGCTGCTGGCCGATTTCGTCAGCGAAACGCAGTATTCCCTCAACATCCTGGCCGTCGACAACATGAGCGAGCCGAAAGACTTCATGTCGATCACGGTGCCGAATTTCACGCTCGGCGGCGTCGATCCCTCGGCGCTCTCCAAGCAAGGCGGAGGTCGCACGCAGACGATCACGGTCCCGCCGGCGCTGGTCGGCATCGATACCTCGGCGACCGGCAATAACAGCATGATCTCGTTCCAGACTACCGCAGCGTAGCGTTTGAGTGATCGGCGCCGACCATAGGCCGATGGAATGTTCTCGCGAGAACCGGCCGCAGGGTTGTCGGACCCTGCGGCCAACCTTTCCGACAAAAGGCACCCGACATGACTGAATCAACTGCAATCCTCGATCTCTCCGCGCATTTGCCCGTCGACACGTTCAAGTTGCAGATCCGCAAGCCTGGCACGGATACGCCGATCGGCTGGGTGATCGAGCTCGCCGGACCTGCGCATCCGCAGACGATCGCGCTCAACAATGAATCGACCCGCGACGCGATCGAGAAGGAGAAGGCGATCGAGTTCGCGCAGGTCAACGGCCGCAAATGGAAAACCGAGGATGAAACGGTGGCCGATCGGCGCCGGCAGAACGTAACAAAGGTTTGCCGCCGGATCGTCGGCTGGTCGCCGAATCCAACGTTCACGACGGTTTCGCCAGATCCCATCCCGTTCATGCTCGAGAGCGCAGTCAATCTGTTCCTGCGGCCGGAGCTCGGCAGTTTCTTCGTCCAGGTCACTGAGTACCTGACGAGCGAGCGGGCTTTTACGAGGCCCTCAAGTCAGACTTGAGGGCATACGCCGAGCGCAGTTTCCTGCTGTCCTCGAGGGCCGGCGACGCCGGCGAGACCTATCGCCAGGTCCTCGAGGGCCTCCTGCTAAGGACGCGCGATCCAAAGCGCAGGGCCGAACGGGAAGCGATCCTCAAGGTCCCGCCGATGCCGGCGGGGCTGCTCTATCTCTGGCGCATCTATGACCGGATGCGCCGGCGCAAAGGCGGCAACGGTTTCGCGCTGTCGCCGCTGGAATGGCAGGACATCGACGCTTTCCTGCGTCGGACGCAAACCGACCTGGCTCCATGGGAGCTCGAGATCATCGAAATGTTGGATGATCTCTATCTGGTCGATTACTCAAAACTGCAGGTGGATTGATGGCCGACCAGGTCGTGACCGAGCTCGTTATCGACGCGAATACGCAAGGCGCGGCCGATTACGAGCGGGCAATGGACAGTGCCGCCGGCGCCGCGCAACGCGGCACGGATGCGGCGACGGATTTTAACGTCGGCCTGATCGAGCTCGGCGCCGGTGCGGTCGCTGCGGCGGCGACGGTCAACAAGGCGCTGGATTATGTCGTCAGCTTTAACAAGTCGCTCGCCGACATGGGGGCGCTTGCCGATCGCGTCGGCCTGTCGCTCAAGGATCTGCAGGGCGTCCAGTTCGGCGGCCAGATCGCAGGGCTGACCGAAAGCCAGGTCAACGCCGGGCTGGAAAAGTCGGCGCAGCTGCTCAATGACGCGCAGCGCAATGCTAATTCGCTGTCGAAAGAGTTCGATGCCAACGGCATCAGCTTGCGCAATGCGAACGGGCAGCTGATTAGCCAGAACCAGCTGCTGCAGATCGCCGCCGACCTGGTCAGCCGTGCGCGCAGTCCGCAGGACGCGATCGCGATCGCGCAGATGCTTGGCTTTACCAAGGAATGGGTGCCGCTGCTGCAGCAGGGTGCAGGCGCGATGGCGGATCTCGGCAACCAGGCGCAGGCTGCCGGCGCCGTCATCGACGACGAGACGGTCAAGCGCGCCTCCGATTTCGATGCGGAATGGCGCAAGAGCTCGGTCCAATGGTCGCTCTACATGAAAGCGGCTTTCGCGGATCTACTGCCGTTCCTGGATGACCTGATCGAGCGGGCGGCGAAATTCATCAAGTCGATCGACCGGGACGCGATCGAGAAGGCGGCAAACGAGCAGCTCGACGCCCTGTCCGGCGCTGTCGGCGGCCCTGGCACAAACCAGACGGTCGGCATCAGGATCGGGATCACGCCGGAAACCGAGCGCGCGCTCTCGGATTTCAAGAATGCGTCGGTCTTCTCGCTCGACTTCTGGGAATCGGCCGGCCGCATCTTGAGCTCGTCGGTCGAGCGCATCAGGCCGGAGGATATCAAGTGGTACGCCGGGACCGGCTCCGCGATCACGGACACCAGCAACGCGCAAAGCGACTGGGCCTGGCAGAACCAGGCAGCGTCGCTCAAGTCGATGCAGGCAGGCCTGACCGGCCTGCAGTTCGGCCGGCCGTCCAATGTGGCGGCGCGAGGCGATGCGGCCGCAGATCCCGTCGATCGCGCCATCAACTCGCTGCGAAAGCATACCGAAGTCCAGGAGGCCGATACGAAGGCGGTCGGGCTCGGTGATGCTGCGCTCGCCTCTTTCCGCGCAACGGCTGCTGAGACGTCCGCAGTGCAGGCCAATGGCGGCAAGGAAACGGCGGCGCAGGCCGCGCAGTTCGCCGCGTTGCGCGATCGCGCGGCTGCTGCCGCCGACGCCCTGGCGCGGGCCAAGGTGAGCTCGCAGATTGATTTCAGCAGCAAGACGGCGTTCCTGTCGTCCGACGACGTCGCGATCGCCTCGCAGCTCAAGGGGATCTATGGAAACGACGTGCCAGCCGCGCTGGACAGCACCTATGCGGCGGCGATCCGCACCACCAATGCCTGTAAGGGGGTCTCGTCCTCGATCGAGGGCGACCTGGTCAACGGCCTGACCGATATCACGACGGGCGCCAAGTCGGCCGGCCAGGGCTTTGCCGACATGTCGAATGCGATCGTCAAGGCGATCGAGCAGATGATTATCAAGATTACGATCGTCGAGCCGCTGATGCGGTCGCTGCAGTCGGCGGCCGGCGGCCTCGGCCTGTTCTCGCTTGGCGGCGCGTCTGCCGGCGGCGCGACGTCGTCGACCGGCTTTAGCGGCGGCCTCGGCGGCCTCTACCACACGGGCGGCATCATTGGCTCCGAGCCGACGTCGATGCGTTATATCCATTCGGCCTATTTCGATGATGCGCCACGCTTCCACACTGGCGGCATCGCCGGCGACGAGGTCCCGATCATCGCCAAGCGCGGCGAGGGCGTCTTTACGCCTGGTCAAATGGCGGCACTCGGCGCCGTCGGGGGCGGAGGTACGCCGCCGCAGGTCACCATCAACAATTACACGGATGCGACGCCTAGCGTCGAGCAGGCGCCGAACGGCGACATCACGGTGACGCTGCGCAAGATGGTCGACGGCGCGGTCGGAGACTCGCTGTCGACCGGCACTGGCCGGCGCGTGCTCGGCGACCAGTACGGCGTCAAACCGTTCACGGGGCAATAATCAATGGCATTGCCGGCATTCCCGATCGCAAACGCCGTTATCCTCAAAGAGGGTTTCGGTCTGCAGCGCATGCGCGATCCGATCGCGACCGACATGGAGCAGGGCAACACGCGGCAGCGTCCGCGGCCTGGCGACAATGTCGGTACGGTGACACAGACGGTGCGCTTCTATGCGGCCGACTATGACACGTTCGTCGAGTGGGTTAAGATCACGCTCAACCTCGGAACGGCGCGCTTTACCATCGACGTCTGGCTCGGAACGTCGCTGGCGAACAAGGTATGTCAGTTTATCAAGCCTGGCACGTCCCTGATCGCCAGCTGGCCGAATCCGGGGCAGGTCGACGTCCGCATGACGCTGCGGGTTTACGACGTCTAGCCATGCCGACGCACAATGAAGCGCTGCTCGAGGCCTATGCCTCCTGTCCGCCTAGCGCACGGATCTATTACACGCTCGAGCTCTGGCAGTCGTCGTTTGACCAGCCGGCGCGGGTTGTCGCCAATGTCGGCGACGATATGGCCTTTGGGCTCGAGGCGGGCGCGCCGCGCAACGCCGGCGAGAGCGTGACATTCATCGCGTGTCCGTTCCAGGCCGGTTATCCCGAGCAGAAGGAAGGTCAGCCGCCATCGACCACGATCAAGATCGACAATGTCAACCGCGAGCTGGTGCCGAAGATCCGCGCCGCGCAGGGAACGCGGGAATATATCCAGGTGCTTTATCGCGAGTACCTCGGCAGCGACCTGACCGAGCCGGCCTATGGGCCCATCGAGTTCGAGCTGCGCAGCGTGCAGATGGTCGGGGCATCGCTGACCGGGACGGTCATGGTCAAAAACCTGCAGAACAAGCGATTTCCGAGGCTGACCAGGAATTATGATTACGTGCAGTTTCCATCCTTACTGGCTTAAGGTGCCGAAGTCCGCCTTACCTTCACAAAGCCACCTTGCACAAGGTATCGTCGAATGTCAGCCTTGGGCCACTTCCGGGCTCATGCACCGTAAACAAGGGCTCACTCGATCGGCAGGCCTTGGTGTCTATCGAACGGTCCCAATCAGTAATTGCACCCTTTGGAACGGTTCCAACGCAACCGGGGAAGCGGCTTTCCACCCTAAGCTCCCCTGCCATCCTGTTTGCCGATCACGCAGCGCCATCCCGCAAGGCGTTCGGCCGGGTGCTCCTTCATCCACGCAGCGAGTTCCGGCGCACCCATCAGGCAGGACTGCATCGAGACGTCTGAGGTGGTAAAGGTCTGCTCGTGGCAATTTGCCGGAGAGGAGAGATTGCAGAGCACGGCGATGATCCTGATCACGGCTGGAGAGCCCCATCGCTGCGATGAGCATTTGCCCGGATGATCTTGATGGCCTTGGCCACCGTGCGCGGATTCAGGCCTAGCGCGTGGATCACTTCCTTCTTCTTGCAGCCGAGATTGCATTCGAGGTAGCCGCGCACACGCTCGACGTTGAATGCCTCCAGCTCCTTGGAGCCGGGGCGCAGGTTCAGCGCTTCAATGGTACAGAATTCGGGGGACTTGTTTGAAGATGCCCACCCGGTCATGCATGCCATTCGACGTTCATCGCTAGCAGCCGATCGGGAGAATGCTTTGGCCGCATCAACATGCGAAGCAGCTTTCTCAGCTCGCCGCTCGTAGTCGTCGGCAAGGGCCCTAATCTGACCCGCACTCGTGGAGTCGGTCATGGTTTGGGCTGCGCGGAGCAAAGTCCATGCTGTCTCTAAATATGCCTTGCCTCGTTGTGAGACCTCGACCATCACAAAGTCCTCGCCCGGCGCTCTAGCAGCTGGTTGAAGGTGACCCGGAGCCGCCCCACCCAATTGCGGTCACTTTCCCTGCGAGCTCTGAATCGATCGGCGCACTTCTTGGAACAAAGAGGCGTTCGCCACAAGTAGTGCCGGACGAGACCGAACTTGCCATCACAAACTGCGCATCGCGCGGCACTGCCAGATTTAATGCTTTCGGAGCAATTGAGCATTGTAATCACCTCTTGGCCTTATCGCAGCTGTTCGTCGATCATCCTTTTTCACTGTCGCACTTGATGAGCCTGTGCGCCTTTCCAAACGCATGGAGCCTAAGACGGTCACGATCAACAGCTCAACTGAACGTAGGTTATCGTCCGGCATCTAGAGGGGTGAACGGAACGATACGAAGGTTTAGGGCGCCCCCCTTTCCTCAATGGTCCAAAAAGGCGCCCTTGGCGGTCAAGCTGACCGACGTCCGCTCTTTCTCAATGAGCTGACCTACCGTCGGGTTATCCGCCCAGCCGTTTGAAAGGCAACAGGCTCTTGTCCATTGATCGTTCGTCGTTCCTGTCGGCCTTGATCGGCGAGCCATGGGCCTGGCAATCCCGCAACTGCTGGGATTTCGCCTGCCATGTGCAACGCGAGCTGTTTAGCCGCGAGCTGCCGCGCGTTGCAGTGCCGGTTGGCTTTTCCGAGCGCTGGGTGCTCGAGGAGATCGCCGGGCATCCGGAGCGCGCGCTGTGGCGCGAGGCGCCGCAAGGGCCCGGCGGCCTGGTGACGGCTGCGGACGGCGCCCTGGTGCTGATGGCGCGGCTGCGCTTTCCCGCGCATATCGGCGTCTGGATGCAGCCCGAGGCGCGCGTCATTCACTGCGACGGCAAGACCGGCGTTGCCTTTGAGACCGTCCTGGCGCTGCGCCAGATGGGCTGGAAAAAGCTTTCCTTCTTCGAGCCAAGGTAACATGCACAGATCTTTCAAACGATTGCGGGCGCCGGAAGTCGGCGCGCCGCGGCCGCGCGCTCGCCGTGCGCGGCGCAGTACCGCCGCGCGCCGGCCGGTGCTGCATCTGGTGATGCCGGGCCTCGAGGTGGGCCGCGCCGAGCCGCGCGCGCGGGAAACCGTCACGGCGTTCCTGCGGCGTACCGGCTGGGCTGTGCGCGATCGCGAATTCGGCTGGCAGTTCAAGAAAGGCCTGCCGACCGTCCTCGAGATCAACGGCGAGGCCGTGCTCCGGAAGGATTGGCGGTCGCGTCGCATCGGATCGGCCGACGCGGTTCGCTTCATGTCCTATCCGCTCGGCGGAAATGGCGGCGGCAACGCCGTCAAGCAGGTCATCGGCCTAGTCGCGCCGGTCGCGGTCTCGGCGTTCGCCATCTGGGCCGGCCCGGCGCTGTTCGGAGCTGGAACGTTTGGCGCCTACGCCACGACGGCGGCGATCGGCGTCGGCGGCTCGCTGCTTGTCAACGCCCTGGTTGCGCCAAAGGCCGGCGCGACCAATACGCCATCGGCGACGCAGGATCAGATCTATTCGGTCGCAGCGCAGGGCAACGTCGCCAAGCTCGGTCAGCCGCTGCCGGTCTGGTACGGCCGCGTGAAGGACTATCCGGATTTTGCGGCGACGCCTTGGGGCGAATTCGTCGGCAATGACCAATACCTCAACGTGCTGCTGTCGCCGACCATGGGCAGCATGGAATATGAGGCGATCTATGTCGACGACACGGTCCTTTGGGACTCAACCAACGGGATCTCGGCGACCTTTCCGGGCGCGCAGATCGCGTTCTATGAGCCGGGCGCGACCGTCACGCTGTTCCCGACCAACGTCGACCAGTCCTCCGAGGTGTCCGGCCAGCAGCTGCCCGATGGCAGCGGCACGGCCGGCGGCTTCTTCGTGGCGCCGAGCGCCGCGACATCGGGCGCCTGGCTCGGCCCGTTCGCGGCCAATCCGCCTGGCACCCTGGCGCAGTCGATCGCGATCGACTTCGTCATGCCGGCCGGCTGCGCCACGTTCAACCAGGGCGCTAATGGCGCAAAGATCGGCTACGCCCGCATTCCGCTGACCGCGGAATATTGCCCGATCAACGATGCCGGCGCGCAGATTGGCGCGTTCCAGACGCTGTTCTCCGGCGTGTTCCTGTACGGCAGCACCAGCCCGATCCGCGACAGTCGCAAGGTCGACGTCCCGCCGGGCCGCTATGCCGTCCGCTTTCGCCGTGATGACGCGGCATTCAGCACGGAGCTCGGCAGCAACCAGGCGATATGGGCAGGGCTGCGCTCGTTCCTGCAGGGCAACAATTCCTTTCCCGACGTCTCGACCGTCGCGATCCGCCTCCTGGCCTCGCAGTCAACGCAGGGCGCTTACAAGTTCGGCGTGCTCGGCACCCGCAAGGTGCTGGTGTGGAACGGCTCGAATTTCGTGCTGCAGGCGACGCGCAATCCGGCATGGGCATTTCTCGACGCCGCGACCAGCGCACAATATGGCTCCGGCCTGCCGATCTCAAAGGTCGACTTCAACGCCGTCATGAACCACGCGATCGGCTGCGCCAACCGCGGCGACACGTTCGATTATCGCTTTACGACCGCGGTCGCGGTGCCGGATGCGCTCGACAAGATCCTGACACCGTCAAGGGCGCGGCACTTCTGGCTTGGCGACACGATCTCGATCGTGCGCGACGAATGGCGCGACGTCCCGACCATGATGCTGAGTGATCGCGAGATCGTGCGGGATTCAATGCAGGTCTCGTTCCAGATGCTCGGCGAGGAAGATCCCGACGCCGTCATAGTCGAATATCTCGACGAGGAAACCTGGCTGCCGGCGCAGGTCCAGTATCCGCCGAACGCCATTGGGTTCACTGCGGCATCCGCCGAGACCAAGCGCGTTGACGGCATCGTGAACCGCGACCAGGCGTTCCGCGAATGTGCCTTCTACTATCTGCAATCGATCTACCGGCGCGAGACGGTGCAGCTCGACGTCGAATACGAGGGCCGGGCGATAACCTATGGCTCCGTGGTGCGGGTGCAATCCGCGCTGCCGATGGCTTATGGCTATGGCGGCGCCGTTGTGGCTGTCGCCGGCCGCACGCTGACGCTCAATCCCGCGCCTGGCTGGGACGGTGGCCCGACCTATATTCGCTTGCGGCAGGCCAACGGCAAATCGTTCGGCCCGATCCTGTGCACCGAGGGCGCGGACGCGTCTCAGGCCGTGCTCGACGCCGGCAGCCTGGCGGCGGCGCAGACCGCGCAGGCGACGACGCTCGCGGCCGTCCTGGCCCGCGAGGATGGCGGCGAAGATCCGTCCTTCGAGATCGGCAGCGGCGATAACCAGTCGCGGCTTTGCGTCGTGCTCACCGGCGCGCCGAATGGCGATCAGTGCACGCTGGGCCTGGTCGTCGACGACCAGCGCGTCCATGCCACCGACCTCGGCAATCCGCCGGTGCTGCCGAGCCCGCAGTTTCCGAGCAACGACAAGGTGCCGCTGATTGCCGGCCTCAATGCCAGTTTCGGGCAGGGCACCGCCGAGCCGATGCTGTCGGCGAGCTGGTTCCCGGCCGCCGGCGCGCTCTACTACATCGCCGATGTCTCCTATGACGCCGGCGCGTCCTGGGCGCAGGTCTATGAGGGCGCGGCCAACCAGTTCGACCAGGTTGTGCAAAACGCGGCGCTCCGGCTGCGCGTCCAGGCCGTCAACTCGGCCTTGCGCGGTCCCTATTCGACGGTCGACCTCGAGGCGCCGACGATCGTCATCTCGGACGGCGCGGTCGCGCTAAAGTCTTTGCAGGAGGGCATCAAATACGCCGTTACGAGCCTGCAGCAGCAGCACGCGCAGGACATCGCGGATCTCGAGACCGCGATGTCAGACCAGATGCGCCAGGTCGCGGCGCGGATCACGCTCGCCAAGCAGGCGGGCAACCAGCAGGCATGGGACCAGCTCCAGCAGGTCGAGAACCTGATCCAGGTGACGGCCGATGGCATCAACGCGTCGATCGACGACGTCCGGACCGTCGCCTATGACACCAAAACGGCGTTCGCCGACTACAAGGTCACGGTTGCCGCGCAATTCGGTAACCTCAATGCCTCCGTGACGGAGCAGACGACCGCGATTGCGACGCTGGACGGCATCGTCGGCGCGCGCTGGGGCATCAGCATCAATGTCAACGGCGTTGTGACCGGCAGCATCCGCCTCGACGGCGGTGCCAATTGGTCGGCCTTCGTGGTCCAGTCCGACAAATTCCAGGTCCAGCTCAACGGCTATAACGGCGGTGCGGCGATCCCGGTGTTTACGGTCGGCACGCTCAACGGCCAGCCTGCGGTCGGCTTCGCCGCGAATGTCTATCTCGACGGCAGCATCTTCACCCGCATGATCGGCGCCGGCCAGGTGACGGCCGTCAACATTGCGACCGGCACGATCACGTCCGACAGCGGCGTCATCGGCGCGCTCAGCGTCAAGAGCCTGAGCATTGGCGACAACGCGATCATTACGCCGATCGTGCAAGGCGTCAGCGCCATCGGCGTGGGCGGTTCAACGACGGTCATCGTGGGGACCACGCTGTCCCTCGACACGACCGGCTTGGCCGGCAAGACGATGACGCTCTACTTGAATTGTCCGCTCGTGGTCTATGAGTCGGGCAGTATCGCGACCAATTGCACGTTCACCGCTTCGCTGAACAGCCTTGTGGTCTCGCAGTATGCGTTCTCCGGCCAGAACGTCTCTTTTACGCCGACGCTTTCGGGGTCGGTCCAGATCACGGCAACGGGCGGCGTGATGTCGATCCCTGTCAGCGTGACGATGAGCAATCCCGGTTTCTGGGGCGTCGCATCCGGTTCGATGTTTGTGATGGCGGCAAAGCGATGACGATCATCCACTTCTGCAGCGCGACCGGCTACATCCGGTCGTGGGGGAATGCCGAGCCGATCGACGGCAAGAGCCATTTTCCCGATCACTGCATCCTGCGGACCGCAGACGATCGCGACATTGATCCGCTCGAGCATATGGTCGACGTCGCCCTGGTCGGGCCGTTTCAGAGGCCGGAGGACGCGATCGTTGCGCGGCCCGATGCCGACAAACGCGCGCTTCTGATCGAGCGCCTCGCGCTCGCGATCGTGCTCGCGGTTTCCGCAGAGCTGGCGTCGACCGATCAATACATGGTGCCGGATCGGCCGGTCGCGAACCGCGATGCATGGGCCGCGTTCCGGCAGGCGCTGCGCGACCTTTCCAGTCTGTCTGACGCGCCGACGATGGCGCGCAATTGGCCGGCCCGGCCTGACGCCGGCGCCGCGCGGCCGCAGATCCTCGACCTGTTGGCGCAGATCGATGCGCTCGCACCAAGCTGAATTCGGAGAGACCGACCCATGCCGAACCTGATCTATGCGACCGGCACCGTAGCCATAGGCGCCGGCGGCGTTTCCGTTGCCGGCGCCGGCGGCCCGCTCTGGGCGTCCAACGTGCAGCAATTCGACAAGCTGATCGTCGACGGTTTCGCCGGCGTCGACATCCTCGGCGTGACCGATGACACCCATCTCGTCATCGCCAAATGGCCGTTTGCAGCGGTGCCGGCCGGGACCAAGTACCAGATCCTGCAGACCAGTCCGCTGCGCTTCAATGGCGCGCAAAATTCGGCCGAGGTCATCCGCCTGACCGGTGCGCTCGAGACTGACGGCTTCTTTGTGTTCGTGCGCTCCGATCGGGCGACGCCTGATCCGTCCAAAGGCGACGAAGGGCAGTATGCGCGGCAGGCGTCGAGCGGAAAGGAATGGGTAAAGGAGTCAGGCGTCTGGAATTACCAGGGCATCTCCAAGCCGCTCGGCGAGCCCGCACCATACGACAACGCCCATACCTACAGCCTGATGGACGTGGCGACGCTGAATGGCTCGTCCTTCATCTGGATTAACGACACGCCAGGCGCGGGACATGCGCCGCCCGACGCGACGTATTGGCAAGTCCTCGCCAGCAAGGGCGATACAGGCGCGACGGGGCCGCTGCCGTGGCTGCAAACTGCGGCATGGGCGACCGGCCAAAATTACGTTGTCGGTCCGCCGGCGTCGATCGTCGTGCACCCGATCAACAAAAATATCTATCAGTGCCTCGTGCCGCATCTGTCGGGTGCCTTCGCGACCGACCTGGCGGCCGGCAAATGGCTGCTTATCGGTCAGAGTGCAACGGAGGCGACGAGCGCGACGGCTCTGGCGATTGGCACGGGAACGAAAGTGTTCTCCGCGGTCACGGGGTTCTCGTATCAGAACGGCGTCCGTCTGCGCGCATCGTCGAATGGCTCGCCGACCAACTGGATGGAAGGCGTTTGTCTCTACGATCCCGTTGCGCAGATCATCACGATGACGGTCGACAAGGTGAACGGCATAGGCACGTTCGGCGACTGGAATTTCAACCACGTCGGTCAGCCCGGCGCGGGCGATCTGACGTCGAGCCTCAATCTTGCCGAGTTGACGAATAAGCCGGCTGCGGTGGTCAATCTCGGCATTCCGCCATTGCTGCGCGGGCGCCTGTCAGGATTGAAGATCACGGCGACGGGCGTCGCCAGTTTCGGCGTTAGCGTCGGCGTGGCGTGTGATCGCAATCAAGCCGACATGATTAGCCTTGGCGCCGCGCTCAGCAAGACCAGCGCTGCATGGAACCCCGGAAGCGGTAACGGTGCTTTGGATACCGGAGCAATCGCGGCCGGCTTCTATCATGTCTTCATCATCAGAAATCCAGTCGGTAGCGGTAACACCGACATTCTTATTTCGTTGAGTGCGACAGCGCCGACGCTTCCATCTGGTTACACGCTTTGCAGGCGCATCGGTGCGGTTTGGTGGTCAACGGCATCAAGCACGTTCTTGCCAATCCTGCAGCGAGGGCGCGAATTCTGGTGGACCGGAAGTTCTTTTGACGTCAACACCACAATCGGAACGACGCTGCAAACATTCGCACTGGGCAGCATTCCGCCCGGCGTGCAAGTGCAAGCAATTCTGACGGTTATCGCCTGGAACGCAGTGCAAAATACGGTCTGGTGGGTTCACGACACCGCTCTGGTCGATAACGCGCCGGGCTACGGCACCGGCGGCACTGGTGTTGAGGCATCAACTGCAACCAGCGGCAACATGACCGAAGTCCGCGTTTGGACAGACACCGCACGACAGGTTGCGGCGCGGTCGTCCGCTGCAAACACGACATTTCGGCTCGTTACGCGCGGTTGGTACGATCCGTTCGAATAGGAGAGGGCAGCATGGGATTTGTAGTGCGAAACAGCGATGGCGCCATCGTTGGATGGTTCGCCTGTCAGCAGCCGGCGCCGACCGTGACCGAGCAGATCGCGGATGACGACCCGGCTGTCATGGCGTTTTTGAATCCGCCGGCGCCGGTGCCGGCCTCCTGCACCAAGCTCGGCCTGAAACGCGCCTTCGACGAGCTCGGCACATGGGCCGCGGTCAAGGCAGCGATCGCGGCTGACGCGAACGCTCAGGAGGAGTGGGATCTCGCGACCGAGATCCGGCGGGCTGATCCCTTGGTTCAGCACATGATTACGATCGTCGGCCTCACCGACGCGCAAGTCGACCAGCTTCTCATTCGCGCAAACGCCCTGGTCTGACCGGGCCGCGCGCCTCCGCTCCATCACAAAAGGACTAACACGATGACCAACGCAGCGGTTTCTGCGAGCGCTATCGATTTGCATGGAATCTCCCGCGCGACCTTCGACCTGATCGTCAGCGCCGAGGTCACCAGCCCGACCTGGTACTCAAGGCATCTGCGCGGCGCGACCTGGCCTGGCGAACAGTCCGGCGTGACGATCGGCTGTGGCTATGACGTCGGCCCGACGACGCCGCAGCAGTTCCTGGCCGACTGGTCCGGCAAGATCCCGGTCGCGATGTTGAAAGCGCTGGCGAAGTGCTGCGGCGTCACAGGGCCGGCGGCGGAAAAGCTGGCGCGCAAGCTGCGCGGCGTCGTCGATATCCCTTGGGACGTCGCGCTCGAGGTTTTCTCGAGCCACGACATTCCGCGTTATCTGGCGATCTGTCGGCGGTTGCTGCCGGGCTTCGACGAGCTCTCGCCGGATTGCAAAGGCGTGATCCTCTCGATCGCCTTTAACCGTGACGCCGGCGGCTTCAACAAGCCGGGACCGCGCTGGTCGGAGATGCGCCAGATCAAGGCCGCGATCGGCAGCGGCGAGCTCGCCAAGATCCCTGGCCTGATCCGCTCGATGAAACGGCTCTGGCCCGACAGCAAGGGCCTGCGCATCCGCCGCGACGACGAGGCGGCGCTGTTCGAGCACGGCCTCGCAACGTCGCATCCGCGCGAGCATGCGAAGCTCGCGACGACGCCGGCGCCGGTCGATCCTGAGGCGGTCGCGTATGTGCAGGGGCGGCTGCGCGAGCTCGGCTATTACGACGTCGGCCAGGTCGACGGCGAGCCATCGCCGCAGGGGCGGACCGAGGGAATGATCCTAGCCTACCGCAACGCGCGGGGCCTGCCGCTGACGCCCGATATCGACGAGCAGCTGATCGCCGAGCTCGGCAAGCCGCAGGCGCCTCGGCCGGTCGCCGAGACGCGGGCGAGCGCGACCGTCGAGGATCTCCGCGGCGAGGGGTCGCAGACCATCGCGCTGACCGATCGCGCCAAGGGATGGGCCGGCAAGATCTTCGGCAGCTCGACCGGCCTCGGCGGCGCCGGCGTGCTCGCCTGGCTCACGGACCGCGCGACGCAGGTCTCGGCCGCAAAGGACGCGGTCGGCGCGCTCGGCCTGACGCCTGGCGCGATCCAGGCGATCGCGATCGGCGTCGCCGCCGTGGTCGTCGTCGCCGGCGTCGGCGTCCTGGTCTGGTTCGTCGCCGACCAGCTCGAGCGGCGCCGCCTGGCCGACTATCGCGCGGGGAAGCACGCATGAGCTGGATCATCGCAATCGTCGTGCGCCTGGCGGGCCTCGCCGGCGTCAGCCTGTCGCCCTTTGCTGCCGGCGCGCTGTTCGCCGGCGGCCTGGCCGTCGTCGCCGGCGGCGCTGCGATCGCCGGCGGCGCGCATCTCTACAACGCCGGCTTTAGCTCGGCTGATGCCAAGTGCGAGGCGGCGCAGGTCGCCGCCCAGAATGCGCAATTGCAGGCGCGCCTCGCCGAGAAGGATCGCCAGCTCGTTTTCGCCAACGCCCTGCAGCAGCGCGACGCCAAGCGCGCCGCGGCCGCCGAGGCGCAGATCCAGTCTAACCAGGGGGCAATCGATGCAACGCCGGCTAATCCTAACAAGTGTTTTACTCGCGACATGTCTCGCCGGGTGCGTGGCGTCCGGTAGCGTCGACAAGCTGCAGCCTCCGCCTCCGGACGCGCCGAACATTCCCGCGATGCCGGCGGACGTCGCGGCCTGCGCGCGTGCGCCGGTCGAGACGCCGGACCGCGAGCTCGACGCTGGCGAGATCGAGCGGCTCTGGAAAACCGACCGCGCGGCGCTGGCAAAGGTCAACGCCTGCTTACGTCGCGCCGTCTGCCAATACCAGGACGTTCGCGAGGGCATCGGCCGCGTCGACGGCGTGTCCTGCGAGAGCGCGCTGCCGGCGGAAAAGCCGGCGTACGGTTTCAGCCTGTTCAAGCGAAAGGAGGCGCAATGAGCGACGCGGTGACATGGGGCGCGATCGCGGCGGCGATCGGCTTGCTGCTGACGATCATCGGCTTCTGGACGCGGTATTCCGACCGCATCACCAAGGCCGAGGCCGCTGCTGCAGCAGCGGCAATTGCTGCAGCGTCGGCGGCGGCCGCGGCGGCCGAGGTCAAGCGCGAGGCGCGGGAAGCGGCCGAGGAAGCCCGCACGCTCGCCGCAAAGCTCTACCAGGTCGAGATCTGGGCGCGTGACGAATTCGTCCGCAAGACAAGCTTTGAGAACGTGATCCGGCGGCTCGAGGCGGGCTTCGGCGAACTAAAGAGCGACATCGGCGGTCGACTCGATCGCATGACCGACCGGATCGAAACCATAAAGACCGGAGCGCACCAATGAGGCTCGAGTCTCAAATCTTGGTCGAAGCCGCGGTGTTCCGCGGCGAGCAAAAAGTACGCCGCCGGTCTCAGAAATACGCGCCGGGCGGCGTTCATTCCAAAACGTAGGCCCTGAAAATTCCCAACCGCGCAAACGTCAGCGCCTATGCCCGCGTTTCTATTTTCCTGATCGCGCGGATTGCTCGCGCGAAAAAAAAACGGCCCCAACACCCGGGGGAAGGGCGCTGAGGCCGCGGAGGTGTCCGCCTCCATAACGAGCTAACAAACTAACTTCTTGATTGCCACTTGTTCCCGAAGAGCCGCCGGACCGCACATCCATCCGGATTACCTCTTCAGAGGATTAAACCTTTGTGCGCTCTGCGGGTACTTATGCCCGTCAGGATTTTGCATTCCATCCTGGGGCTAGAGCAAACGCCGCTCGCATGTATTTTAAGCGGGCGGCGTTCGTGCTTTCGCAGCCCGCAACAGAAGAAGGCCCCGACGGGGGCTAGCGCGTCAGGGCCTCCTCGCGACCACCCGATAAGAACCCTGCCTGCGATCGCTATTCAATGTATTCGAGAAAACGCGAGCCGTCCTCGGACATCCCGGATTACCTACGTTTGACAAGTTCCTAATTCTGACGACGCCTAGGAACGAGCGATCATTCACGCGTGGCACGCCGCGCGACTTGCATGCGCGGCACGGCCGGGGTCGTTCTCTGTTCTCTTTGGTGTAGATACAACGAGCCAGAACAAACGACAAACCGCCGTGTTGCGTCCGTGTCGCGCGGAATGGTTGGTGGCAGTTCGTAATGCGTTGATTTGCTCGTATCGGTCGCGAGACCTTCACGCTCTCGACGATCCATGGGAAGCGCCACGTCCAGTCCAGCCCGGACTTCGAGCTGACGCGCACCGGGCACGCAGGGCTGAAACAGGGATTTTGGCATGCCCGTGAGATAGGTATTCAGAGCGGGCTTTGCGAGTTCCGCTTGGACTAATGGAGGCTTGCGCTGCTCGACGTGGGGGATAATTTCTGCGCACGCAGCGGCGACGCTACAACGCTTGCGGAACTACAGCACCAGCGCCGGGTAGGGGCGCTGGTGCTTTTTCACCGGGCTCAATCACCGATGAAAGTGGCCCAGCAGGGTAAAGCCTCGCAAGGGAGGGGGAATGTGGGTTCTAACTGGCGCGACGGCCGGCGCTGCGCTCGGCGTCGCCTACGTCCTCGTTCGAACTTCCGGAATGTATAACAAACAGTCGTCCTGGCAGATCAAAGTCATTGCGGTTCTGTTTGGCGCATTCGGTGCTGCCGTTGGCGCAGCTTGCGGCGAAATCATTGCCGTGATCGCGTCCTAGAAGCGGATGCTTGCTTTGCGGCCCTCAGGCGAGCAGGTCTTTACCCGGCTGCGTCAGCCTCGCGAACGTCCCGCTCTCGTGGTACTCGACCCCCCTTGGCCGATCGCGTGCTGTAGGCCAGCCCAATATTCGGCCGGCGTCGCCTTGTCCTCGTCGATCATCGGACGGTTGATCTTCTCGATGTAGATCCTGCCGTCCTGGATCGGCTCGAACGCCCTCGCGTGCTCCAGGATCCTGCGGGCGGCTTTCTCGGGGTCGGCGTAGGGTTGACAACGTCGTTGCGTATTGGATCAAAGAACTTGGGAGTTTTTCCGGGGCTTAGATGCGACGCGATTGGTCAGTTGTCCTGATCCGGCCGAAATCCTGGCGGCATGCGCGGTAGAGTGCGCCGATCGTCGGGACTATTGCAAGCCGGACAGGGCGCGCCGGCGCCGCCGCAGGTGCAGGCGTGTGGGCCGGTCCAAGGCTGGTCCTGGTGGGTTTCACAGACCCAGCCCGTGTCGTCGCAGCAGATGCACCTTGGTTGATTCATCGCATCAGCTTGAACAGTTCGAGGACATCCGCAAGCCGCAGTTTCGCGCCCTCGGGCATGTGCTGAAGCAGGAGATGCCGCGTATCCGCGGCGATCTCATCTCGCTTGATCGGACTGTGCTCGGCATGGAATGACCGCATCTTGGCAGCGAACTGTTTGGCGACCTCGGCGGGATTTCGAGTGGCTTTCGAGCAATGGCCATAGCCAGAAGATAGGTATTGTAGGCTGGTCTAGCTAGCCCGCTACTCTTTCAGGAATGGCCTTTGCTGCCCCGAGGCCACGTCAAAACCTGTTATCATCGTCCTAGTCCACGAAATTAGCTCAAGCGCGTTTTGATCGTTCGCATCGTTTCTGATCTTCGCGTAGCTCCTATCCAGGTTCGCGATAAAGCGAGCCTTGGCTTCTTCGTCGAGAGCATCGACCAAGCAGGTGACTAAGATCGCCGTAGCTTTTTTGACGTTATCGAGTGGATCTTCAGTTTTCATAGCGTTCCCTCAATTGCCATTTCAAAAACATCCTTGGGTTGAAAGGAAGTTCTTATAGCCGATCCAGCTCATTCTGTACAAATGGCGATCCCAACTGTCTCCAAGCGGGCGCGGTACGATCTGGTTGCTGCCATCTCGGATCACGACCGCCGGGTCTTGCCGACGCGGGGAATTCCCGTGGTTTTGTCATGCGGGACCAACTCGGGCGCAGCGTCGACGGGCAGGGCGGCGATCGCAACGCCGAGCGCGGCTAGGCATGCGGCCTTGTTCGGCCAGCCCTGGACGATCGCATCCTGGTCGTCGCGCGGCTCGCCGACCAGGTAACGCGCCGAGCCGTCCTCGGCGACATGCGGGCCGCGGCGCTCGAGCTGCGCGGCGTAGCTGGCGCCGGCCTCGAGGATACGACGATAGAGATCTCGCAGCTCGTCGACGGCGCGCGCCGGCGCCGGCCGCCGGCCGCTACACCAGGATTTCACAGTATCGAGGCGCACGCCTTGGAATTCGGCAGCCTCGGTCTGCGAGAGGCCGCAGCGCTGCCGCATCAGATCGTAAACGCTCATGGCGCTAATGCTCCTGTCGGGGCGGAAAGGAATTGCGGCTCCGGTTTCCCGGAGCCGCTGTTGTCTTAGTGTTCCCGATCGTATTGCTCGAAATCGGAGAAGGTCGGTCCGCGACCTCCGATCAGGTTGGCCTTGCGCAGGCCTTCCATCGCCTTGGCGTGACGACCAGCGCGACGGCGATCCGGGATCATCTCGATCAGCTGGTTCGGATGGAAGTTCAGCGTCTCGGCGACGATCAGCACCATCTGCTTGGTGATCGTGCCCTTGACGGCGTGACCTTCAAGAAACTGCACGCCGAGGCGCTCGGCCTGATCGCGCAGGGACTGCATCTGAGCGAGGGGATCCCGGTTGAAGAAACGCATTGCAGGACTCCATTTTCCTTTCGCGTCGGGCTAATCCCAACGCTGGATTGTTTGTACACGAATGGTGTACATAGCGCAAGTGGTTTGTGGCACGCCAGACGCGATTTAGTTCCGCTGTGCGAAATCAGTTCGGAGATTTTTCCGGGGATTCGATGCAACATCCGGCCTCAAACAGCTGCATTGATCCGCATCTGTTCTACACAAAACGTGAATGTGCCGCCTGTGGATAAAGGGGGTAAATGCTTTTGAATCAGAAAGAATTTTCGCCCGTTTTATTTGGCGGTCCCGGCAGGATTCGAACCTGCAACCCGCGGAGTAGAAATCCCCTACTCTTTCACTAGAGATACCCGCGTCAGGTTTGATCCGGCCGGCGGCATGCGGGGTACGACGCGCCGATCGTCGGGATTATTGCAGGCAGGGCAGGGCGCGCCGGCGCCACCGCAGGTGCAGGCATACGGGCCGGTCCAGGGTTCGTATGGTGGGTTTCACAGAACCAGCCAGTGTCGTCAGCAGATGCACCTTGGTTGGTTCTTCGCATCAACCGGAACAGTTCGAGGACATCAGCAATCCGAAGCTGAGCTCCCTTCGGCATGTGCTATAGAAGCAGGTGCCGTGTATCCGCGGCGATCTCATCCCGCTTAAGCGGGCTGTGCTCAGCTTGGACAGGCGCGTCTTGGAAGCAAACTGGCGAGCCACCTCCGGCGGGATTTCGAGCGGCTTTCGGGTAGTCGGCATGCCGGAAGATAGGCAGCCGGGGCTGGTTTGCGAATCGGGGTTTAGGGCCTAAGTGTGGATCATGCCTATAATCAGACAGAGGCACTGGACGTCAGATGATGACGTCGCGCTGATTGCGCTCACTGGGATTCCCGGTTTAACGCAACGGGAGATAGCCGCTTATCTCGGTCGCTCCGAGGCTGCTGTCAGCTGCCGACTAACACTGATCCGGAAAGAAAAGTTGTCCCTGTCAGACCAAACGTAGCGTCAGCTGCCGGCGATCGCCGATATGTCGGCCGCGCGGTCATTTCTATGTGGAACGTAGACCTTCGACTTTAGGCGAACAGGTCTTTCCCGGCCTGCTTCATCCGCACGAATGCCCCGCTCTCATGGTGCTCGAGCCAGCCTTGGCCGATCGCGTGCTGTAGACCAGCCCAATATTCGGCCGGCGTCGCCTTGTCCTCGTCGATCAT